TGGGGTACATAATGTTAAAGAAATTTATAAAAAAGATTACAGGCATTCAAGCAATTGAAGACATGAAAATCGAAGCTGAGGCAGAGGCCGTAAAGGCTGTTAAAGAAGCTGCCACAGCCAAAGCAGAAGCAGAAGCTGCCAAGGCAGCAGAGGAGGCAGCTAAACTGAGCCCAAAAGATCGTGCAACTGCCCAAGGGATGCCTTATGTCACTGTTTTAGATACGCACGTAAATAAAGACAACATTAAAAATGGCTTTTTTGAGCTTGACTGGAATGACCTTTTTATAGTACAATTGAAGCAAGCTGGTTATGGCTTTGACGGTGATCCTGATGAAGAGATTGTAGATCGTTGGTTTAGGGACATTGTAAAAGGTATGCTAGAAGAAGAAGGTCTGGACACTAACAGGGGTGCAGGTTATATTAACGTGATTCCGATCACAAAAGATAAATCAGAGGTTTCATGAGCTATATCCTAGTTGATACTGCTAATACATTCTTTCGTGCAAGACACGTAGTGCGAGGAGATGCTGACATTAAGTTGGGCATGGCTCTACACATTACTTTTAATAGTGTTAAAAAAGCATGGCAAGACTTTGAGGGGAAACATGTAGTGTTCTGCCTCGAAGGTCGTAGCTGGCGCAAAGACTTTTATAAGCCTTACAAAGCCAATCGTGCAGAAACTCGTGCGGCAATGACTGTTAAAGAACAAGAAGAAGATAAGTTGTTCTGGGAAACATTTGATGCGTTCAAAGAGTTTATTGAAACAAAGACTAACTGCACAGTTTTACAACATCCTAACTTAGAAGCAGATGATTTGATTGCAGGCTGGATTCAAAGTCATCCTAATGATGATCATGTTATTATCTCGACAGATAGTGATTTTCACCAGTTGTTAGCCCCTAACGTGAAGCAGTATAATGGTGTGAGTGAAGAGACGCATACACTAGAAGGTATCTTTGACAAAAAAGGTAAATTGGTCATTGATAAGAAAACTAACTTACCTAAGACTATTCCTGCACCTAAATGGATTCTATTTGAAAAATGTATTCGAGGCGACTCTAGTGATAATGTCTTTAGTGCATATCCCGGAGTGCGTACTAAAGGCACAAAAAACAAAGTTGGCTTACAGGAAGCGTTTGAGGATCGTAACAGCAAAGGATGGGCGTGGAACAATCTCATGCTTCAGCGTTGGGCCGACCATGAAGGCAAAGAACATCGTGTGTTAGATGACTATGAACGCAATGTTAAACTTATCGACTTGACTGCACAGCCAGAAGATATTAAAATTAAAATTGACGAAACAATTAATTCAAAAATATCAGATCCTAAGAATATTAGTCAAGTAGGAATACGCCTACTAAAGTTTTGTCAACTGTATGACATGAAAAGAATGATGGACACTATACAAACGTATGCAGAGCCATTTCAAGCAAGATACATTAAATGAGAATATGGAAACACAGATGAACTTAAAAGCTAAACCTATTGTAGATGGAAAATTTTGGATTGTTGAAGAGAATGGAGAAAAGGTAGCTATTTTACATAAAAAAGAAAATAACAAATTTATGTTAAGTTCAAAAGATGGTGAAGCATACTTCAGTAAAAAAGATGATTTAACAAAACGATTTGGTAAAGACTTCTTTCTAGTAAGTGACAAAGTAAAAATTACACATGAAGAAGTGCGAGATGTATACGAATATCCCACTAGCTGTAAGCCGTATAATCCTGTATTTAATGTACAAAGAAAATTACCATTGTTTACAAAATCAGATGCAAGTAAGAGTTTGTACTGTGCAGGATATTACACAATTAAATTTGATAAAGGATGGGTTAAATCTTTCTGTCCTAAACTAATTACTATTGAACGATATCCATATAAAGGTCCGTTTAAAAGTGAATTAGAAATGAAGCAGGTAATGTCAAATGTCAAATCCGATTAATACTATTCCTATTCAACAATTCTTACAACAGGTAAAGGCTGCTGATCTTACACAACAACGTGAGATTAAATTAGACATCAAAACTGCTAAAGCGTTAGCATTTTGTCTAGGTGAAGTTAGTTCTAAATTACTTGAAGATTACGATACTATTATTAAGCGTTTAGAATCTAGTGCAGGTGGTGCTGTTACAGTACAAATGGATGGTGGCGGGTTTTCTACTAATTAATTGATAAATATATGCGTACATAATAGGACGCATATGAGTAGACCAAAGCCAAAAGTTCTTTTAGAAAATATTAATAAGAAGAACTATAAGAGTGAACAGATCTTAGAAGCCGATGCAATTTGGGCTGTGTTCTATAAGAACGAGCCTTTTAATTTAAAATCTTCTAATAGTATTACAAATTATCCAGGTCCCAAGTATAAAAAAGTATCTTTTAGTAATCCTGGACATGCACATAACTTAGCTAAAAAGCTAAATCGAATGTTTAACTGCGATGACTTCCAAGTAGTTAAACTAACTTCTGGCGAAATCATCAAATGATTACAAAAGAGACTTTTACCAAAATCTTTTTGCAACAGAAAGATAAAAGCATAGACAGTGCTAATATTAAGCATCATATGTACAAATGGTGGCAAAGTCATAGAAGTAAAGAATCAGGCGGGTTGCGTCTTAGCGATGAAGGACTTGACTATTTGCTAAACGAATTGGAATTACGTAGTTACGAGATTCCATTTACAGAACCAATCGAATTAAGTCCCCAAACCATTATCTTTTTTGATAGGACTATGGATTTTCCATATTACCTTACAAACCAAAGTATTACTGTATTTTCGGAAAGAAAATCATTTGAGCTTTACATGTTTTCGGATGATATTCGAAAATACGGACTAGTTAAAGCAATGAATAATCAAAACAAAAATAGCCAAACGGACGAAAACTCCTAAAAAGAAGTTGACGTGACGACTGTTAGGCAGTATAATAGATACATAGACAGTTAAACTTCAACGCTTTTTTTAACCCAGGAGTATTTATGAGCGAGATCCTTTCACGTACAGTTGGCCCTAAAGCCGCTAAGAAATCCCTTCGTCGTGCTTTCAAAGCCAATCGTCCTTTGTTCCTCTGGGGTCCCCCAGGTATCGGCAAGTCTGATATTGTTAAACAAATGGGCGAAGAATTAAACGCTCATGTTATTGACATTCGCTTGTCACTGTGGGATCCTACAGATATTAAAGGTATTCCATTCTTTAATGCTACCTCTAACAAGATGGAATGGGCTCCTCCAGTTGAATTGCCCGACGAGGCTATGGCTGCTCAACATAGCAAGATCATCTTGTTTATGGATGAAATGAACAGTGCGGCTCCTGCTGTACAGGCAGCGGCTTATCAGTTGGTTTTGAATCGTCGTGTTGGTACTTATAAGTTGCCAGACAATGTACATATTGTTGCCGCTGGTAACCGTGAAACTGACAAGGGTGTTACTTATCGTATGCCTGCTCCTTTGGCTAACCGTTTTGTTCACTTGGAAATGAAAGTTGACTGGGAAGATTATTTTGGCTGGGCTGTTGACAACAAGATCCATAAGGACGTAGTTGGCTTCTTGACCTTCTCTAAGAAGGACTTGTATGACTTTGATCCTAAGTCAGCGTCACGTGCCTTTGCTACTCCACGTAGCTGGTCATTTGTATCTGAGTTATTGTTTGATGACGAGGAAGATACAGACACATTGACTGACTTGATTTCGGGTGCAGTTGGTGAAGGTCTGGCTGTTAAGTTTATGGCTCATCGTAAGATTAGCTCAAAGTTGCCTGATCCTACAGACATCTTAAACGGCAAGGTTAAGAAGATGGACACTAAAGAAATCAGTGCCATGTATTCATTGACTGTGTCATTGTGCTACGAATTGAAAGATGCTAGCGATAAAAACGACAAGAAGTTTAACGACAAGGTTAACTACTTCTTCCAGTTTATGATGGACAATTTTGAAACTGAATTAGTTGTTATGGGTACTAAACTTGCTCTTACACAATATCAGTTGCCGCTAGATCCAGATGAGATCAAGTGTTTTGATGACTTCCATGCCAAATATGGTAAGTACATTGCGGCCGCTACAGAAAAGCGTTAATTAGTAGCCAAATCCAATTGACAGGACCTACGGGTCCTGTTATAATATATACATACAGTAAATACTTAGGAGCAGAAAAATGTCAAATTATCTAGACCCAATTGTTGATAAAATTGTAGTGGCTCGTGTCGGATTGCTACTACGTCATCCGTTCTTTGGCAATATGGCTACTCGTCTTAAAATTGAAGACGCTACAGACTGGTGTGCTACTGCCGCTACAGACGGACGTCATTTATATTACAATAAAAACTTTTTTGCAGACTTGTCAACTAAGCAGGTTGAGTTTGTTGTTGCACACGAAATTCTGCACAACGTTTTTGAGCACATGCTTCGTGTAGAAGGTCGTGAACGTAAAATATGGAATATTGCCGCTGACTACTCAGTTAACGGTACGTTAGTCCGCGATCGAATTGGTGAAGTTCCGCCTAAGATTAAAATCTTCCACGACACTGCTCACTACGGCAAAAGCTCAGAACAGATCTATGATGAAATTTATGAGCAGTATGACGATGAAGAATTGCAGGCTCTCGGTGAATTGTTAGACGAACACATTGACTGGGAGAAAGAAGGCAAAAATGGTCAGCCTGCTTACTCTAAAGAAGAGCTCAAGCAAATCCGTGATGAGATCAAAGAAGCTATGATGACTGCGGCTCAGGCAGCGGGTGCGGGAAATGTACCGGCTGAAATTGGTCGAATGATTAAAGAGCTTACAGAGCCAAAGATGAACTGGCGTGAAATTTTGCGTCAACAAATTCAAAGTACAATTAAAAACGACTATACTTTTATGCGTCCTAACCGTAAGGGTTGGCACATGTCAGCTATCTTGCCAGGCACTAATTACGACGAAACTATTGATATCTGCATTGGTATTGACATGTCTGGGTCAATCGGTGATGATCAAGCTAAAGACTTTATCTCAGAAGTTAAAGGCATTATGGATGAGTACAAAGAGTACAAGATTAAACTCTGGTGTTTTGATACTAAGGTCTACAACGAACAAGACTTTGACGGCTACGGCGCTGACATTATGGAATATGAAGTAATGGGTGGTGGCGGAACCGAGTTTGACGTTAACTGGGATTACATGAAGACACATGATATTATGCCTAAAAAGTTTATCATGTTTACAGACGGTTATCCTTACGGCAGTTGGGGTGATGAAAACTACTGTGACACGTTCTTTGTGATCCACGGTAACAATACTATTGTTCCTCCATTTGGTGCTCACGCATACTATGAATTTAAAAATTGACAGTGATGCATTTTCAGCGGGCCAAGTTGAAAGTAAGATTTGGGCCGCTGAGGAATTAGAAAAAATAGCGGCTCATATTCATATCCTTAGGATTACAATCTTAGGAGGATGGTATGGGCTTCTTCATTTTATTCTCAAGTCACGTGGCAGGCAAATGATCGAATGGTGCCGTAGTTACGATTTTGATGCGAGTGCGTGTTCTGTAGCAAATGCGGTTAATAACACTTGGGAAATGGACGACTGGAAGTTCAAAGCAATTCCTAAAGATGCTAACACACTAGCATATGATGACGGTACTAACTGTGTTGTAAATACTGCAACAGAACATTTTAACAGTCAAGAATGGTTTAATAATATACATGAAGGTATGCTATGCATACTTCAAGGTAACGATTTAGACATTGACGATCACGTAAATAAACCCACTAGTTTAGAACACTTTAAAAAAATGTACCCGCTTTCGGTGCCGCTATTTGAAGGCACTAAAGAATTTAATTTCCCAAGCGGGTCATTTACTAGATACATGATTATAGGTCATAAGTAATGGCATTAAAGAACGGAAAAGTTAATGCACTTAACGCATTAGGATTAAGAAAAGTAGCATTTCCTGCTCATCATTTTCACTATACCTTATTGCCTAAATATACACCAACTTATCATAAAAGTATAGAGTCTTGGATTTATAATAATCTTAACAGTAGATACTATGTAGGACAAAGTGTAGATTTAGTCGATAATGTTATTGTATATGTTACTAAAATTGGGTTTGAAGCAGAAAAAGAACTTAGCTTCTTCAAACTTGCCTGTCCACATCTTGCCTAACAGATAATTAATAAGCATATATAATTTATATAAGGAGGTCTTATGACTGAAGAAACTAAATCACAAACTGCACCGGAAGCAGAAGCACCCACTGCACAAGACAATACTGAGCTTACTATCAGTGATCTTGCAGCAATGAAAACTATTATCGATATTGCCAGTTCAAGAGGTTCATTTAAACCAAATGAAATGATGGCTGTCGGTCAAACATACAACAAACTAACTGCATTTTTAGATACAGTAGCAAAGCAACCTAAGCAAGGAGCTTAATATGCAATCCTTAAAACATGTAGGAAGAATTAAAAAGACAGGCCGTAGATGTATGGTAGTGTTTAGATCACTACCTAACGATGCATTTAATTGCCTAATTATTCAAACAGAGAGTTTAGAACCCGATTATCACGATCAACTTGTTAGTTTAGTTGAATCTCCAGCGGCGCAAAATGCAAATGAATTTAGCGAAGTGTTAGCAAGAGGCATGTTCTCTGATGGTAGCACGATGTTACCTAGCTTATATGTTAAAGGACTTTTAACTAAAATGCCAACTGATACAATTGAGATGGTGCCAACTATGCAATCTACAATTATGCTATCAGATTTAAATCAGTTGATTGCAGAACAACAAGGTATCAGTGTGCAAGATCTTGCTGTTAAACGTGATCCAAAATATAATGTAGAAGTACAAGAATTAGCAAAGATCAGCAAACTACCAGCAGACACTGAAATGTTATCAGATGATCTTACTAGAACAACTAGTGCTAGTGTAAATCAAACTGAGTTGTCTGCTAGTGCTAGCCCGGAAGAAGCTGCAAAGCATTATCGTAGTCAGGCAGATAAGTTAGCCAAAGAAGCTGCAAAGTTTCGCAGACTTGCAGAAGACCTAGTACCAACTAAGAAAAAAGTAGCTGAGAAAGAGTGACTAAAGGGAAACAGTTTCCCAAAGACGTAGTTGAACACTGGCCTGAAGTATTCGGGGAAATTACACTAAATGTAGTTCCCCTGCAATATCTTGACTCAATAACCGTTACTTTTAAAAATTCAAAAGTTTGGGAAATAAAAATAGGTTCTAAACAGGCTTTAGATAATTGGGATTCTTTTGAAGAGAATCTCAAGGAAATGCTGTCATCATACGAAAGTGATATCGAAAATGTTGATTTTAAATTAGACACAGAGAGAGTTAAAAAAGACATGATCAAAAATACAAATAAATTTTTAAGAAAGCGAAAACTAAAATGAATGTCAAATTACTTAGCTTCAGTCAACCCACTAAAGAATTTGCAGATATGGGAATTGCAGATGCTCAAGAATTAATTGCATATTGTGCAAGAGTAAGTAATCCTAGTAATCAATTTAATACTGAAACTAGCGAGAAATTAATCAAGTATCTAGTTAAACACCAGCACTGGAGTCCATTAGAAATGGTTAGTGCTTGTATTGAAATCACAACAACACGTGATATTGCTCGTCAAATTCTAAGACACAGAAGTTTTAGTTTTCAAGAGTTTAGCCAACGTTACGCTGATCCAACAAAGGATCTCAACTTTGTTACTAGAGAAGCTAGACTGCAAGACACTAAGAATAGACAAAACAGTGTAGAAACAGATGACACGTTGCTACAGAACGAATGGTTCCGTGCGCAACAACGAGTTATCTATGCGGCACAACGTGAGTATGAATGGGCAATTAAAAACGGTATTGCCAAAGAACAAGCCCGAGCTGTTTTACCAGAAGGGCTTATTGAAAGTAGAATTTATATGAACGGAACACTACGCTCTTGGATTCACTTTATTGAATTACGTAGTGCTAACGGCACACAGAAAGAGCATCAGGAAGTTGCTAAGGCGTGTGCATCTGTAATTGCAACAGTATTTCCTATGATGTCAGGTTTAGTTTCTTCTTGATCTTTATCTAAAAACATTTCTGGAGGGAACAATTTGATATGTGCTTCAAATTGTTCTCTTAGCCATTCATAATCATTAATCATAGCAAGGGCGATTTTATCGCCCTTGTATGTTTTTCCGTACCATTCCCCTGCACTAGCACCACCTTTTACATATTCGCCCAAAGGTCGGCTTCCACCTTTCGAAGTCCAAGCTAGTAGACGCTCGTTAGTTTCTTCTTGCACTTGTCTATCAATGACGCCCGATGCTAGTTTAGCACACTCTCTAAATGCACCTCTCCATGCATTAAATGGGTTAGTTGCAAAATTGTTAATGTTAGATATCTCATCTATTATTTTGATCTTTGCTCCAATACTGGTAGTAACGTCTACCGCAGTATCTTCATCAGCCATTAGAATTAAGTGTTTAGGAATTAACTTAATACCACTGTGACCATATTCTAAATGATTGATAGGATTTATACTTTTCCAAATATGCACTACATCAAAATCCCATTCTGGAACTGTATAATGAAAATCAAATGCGTCTATTACTGTAGCATCTGCGTCTACTACCCAGAAAAAGTCAGTAACTGATTGTTTAGCTGCGGCTAAGTGTGCATTAAAAATGCCTTTAACACCTGAGATAAGTTTTACATCAGATCGCTTTTCTTTTAAATATCTCAAATTTTTATTAGCATTATTTTCATCGTACTGAATAAAAAATACATCGTATGCAAGGTACGATATAATATCAGTATAAACAAACTTTTTATCTAACTGCTCACCGGATGTATTTTTAGGGACTAGATAAATTTTAGCAGTTTTAGACTCGAATACATGAAAATATTGTTTATCCCACTCTTCAACTTTATAGTCAATCAATTTTTCCCAACCTTGAACTTCTATATCAATTAACCATGCCATCGAGGTTATAAAAGTTACCTGTTTAGATAGAGAATCTACAGAACCACTATGCTGTTTAAATTTTGCATAAGGATATGTAACTGTTAGAGTATCAATTAATTTTCTAACATTTTCGGTTTTATTTTTGTAATAAAAAATAATATCATTATTCATTCTTTGTCTAAGAAACCAGTTCCTGTCCTATATTGTTGTATGTGTACTTCTTTGAAAAATTTACTAGCATCTGCATCAAGATTTGCAATTTCTAAATCAAGTGCATTTTTTAATTCTGTTCCTAACCAGTTAATTCGATACTCTAAATCAGTTGCAGGTCCATGTCCTTTATCTCGCCAATAACTTTCTAGCCAATCAAAATCTCTAACATTAACATAGTCCCAGTCAGTACAGTTTGTCATATAACAGCCTTCTCGGGCTCCCATTATTGCCCAATCACCGTTTAACACATCTCTACCAACATTAAGCCATACTAGTAATCGTTGTAGATTTTTCCAGTGTATTTCTTTTTTAAATTCTTTGTTAGCAGTCTTGACTCCGCGATCTAATGACATTTTAACACCTTCACGGAATCCTGCACGCCATGCCTGGAATGGAGTTGCATTATTATATACGTCACTGTAACAGCTATTCATCTGAATATATTCTGCATCCCAACAAAAATCTACTTGTGCATTAGGATCATCAGCGGGTGCGTTTTCATGCGTTTTCATGTCTAGCACATACTGTTTAGGCCATAATTTTAAGCCGCCATTGCCGTACATGAGTCCGTTGACTACGTTATAGCCCGCCCATGAAATAACGCACTTGGATAAATCTTTGTGTTCTTCAAAGTTGACTTCTTGATTTAGAAAATCTTCACGGACAATATTGTCACCATCTACTGTAACAAAACGATCTGTGTCACTTAGTCTAGCACATGCCTTGTGTGCTTCATCGCTACCTTTAACGCCATGGACACGTTTTGCCCAAGGCACTTTAGTTAATAAGTCAGCGTAATTCTTTTCCGCGTTAGGCTCGTCGTAACTAAGATAGATAATATCGTAGTCTAAAATTTTAACTGTTTGTGTCATATAATATTTGATACCCAATTGTTGAAAAAAACTTTCTTACAAAGATTCTGTTTTCAACATCTGCCTCCTTGTGTAATTTGTGTTCAATATAAATTCTATCATCGTCAAGCAAATCTTTTAACAATATTTTAATAGATCTAATCAACATATTATTATAATCTTTATCTACTATAAAAATTTCAAATGCTGTATTAAGATTGTGTTGTTTTAATATTGATCGCTGATCAGGGCGTAACTGAAATCCCCATTGTTTTAGCAATGGATAATTTTCAATTGTAAACATACTGTTCCAATGATCAACATTAGGAACTTCGTCTATATTAATAAGATTAACATCTGTATCATTTTTAGAAATAATTACAGGAGTAGTTTGATCAACAAACATAACTTTGTAGTTTGAAGAAATTTTCTTTCCATTAAAAAATTCTTTTACAATGTCATATTCTACTTCAAAAAAGTTTGCAAGATCAGAGCGAGGCTCATTTGTAATTGCTAAAATGTTTCCTGTATCTTTATCGTAATATACATTATAAAGAGAATTAATTCTACTATTCATTAGAGCTTTTTCTAAAAGCTCATAAGGAATAATGTCTTCTTCTGGATTATACATTTAATTTCCTTAAAATGTTATCAGTAAGAAATGCATCTTCTACATAATGAAACACGCCTGTTTGTTTAAAATTGTTTACAAATAATTCACGTTTAGAATTAAAATTAACAATGGCCTGACTTAAAAATGATTCAGGTGTAGGATCCCAACTTTGAAGTGCAGGTTTCATGTGTGTAAATGTAAAGGGACTGTTAGTGCTAATAATTTGATCGTCTATTCCTAACAGTTTTGCGGCAATAGAAAATGTTACATCCATACTAAAAAACTTTTGTGTTTGTTTTGGTGCAACTTCATAGAAAATTCGTTGCCAGTTGTAAGTGATAAATTCTACCAGTTTAAAGAACTCTAACGATTCAGCAGACTTTTTAAAGTAATACATTCCAGAATATAAATCTGGTAAATCATTTTCTTCAAATGTTTTTCTATAAGTTCTGTCAGTAATTACACGCCCTTTGTAATCACGCACATTTGACGAGAAGAATAAATTTCGTTCTTTGGTAAATTTCCAGATGCGTTCAATGTTTTCTAAAATTAAAACATCTGCGTCCAGTGCAATAGTTTCATCATATGGACTAGCGTGATATAACTTCCAACGATTTTCAACTTTCCATTCACTTGCCTCAGCTTGATCGCCAAATGGAATAGGAATAATTTTATCAAATGCACTAACGTATTCTTCAGGCACCGTATCATTAGTTACTAGACTAATATTATTGATTGTAGGCTGTGTAGCTTTGATACTTAATGCAAGAGCATAGGCTTGTCTAACATAATCTACATCACTGTTTTGTGCAAGTACTATAAAGCCACGTGTCATACTAGTACCTCATCAAGGCATCGTGTTAGACTGTATTTGTTCATAATGTGCATGTCAAGTCCGACTGTTTTAGTTGCTACATATTCGCCTGAATAGTTTTTCTTTTCAACTAAGAATTGATATGCGTTATCTTTAATCTTAACTAAGATATCTCTATCTAATGTATAATTCATTTTGCCAGGAAGAGGGCCTGCAAATTCATCGCCCATCATAGATACTGCTATACTAAAGGCAAAGTCATTTCTAAATACGCTAGAATCAATATTATAAAGTGCTCTATAATAACTCCAGTTAGATTTAATGTTTTTTATAATATCAAAGAATGCTTGATTAGCAGTTGTCTTTTTAAAATAAAATGCTGTAGCCCAATAGAAAGGTATTGACAATTGATTTAAGTATCTAAAACTTCGATCATCTCTCCACTGTGCTAGATCAAAACTGTCTTGATAAATTAAAAAGTCTTTTGCATGTCCCCATATTTTAGACAAGTTATTGCTACTAATAATATAGTCACTGTCAATTACCAGTGTCTCGTCATAAGGGCTTAATTCGTAGCAATCACTTCTAGTAAGGTTTTTCCACGTTAATGTTTTAGAGGCAAGTGTTCCGTCGTAAAATTTCTTTGTTTGACTAGTATCTGAATTAATAGTTATGATTCTATCAAAAACTGTTTTAGCTGTAGGTTGGCTTTGTAGTAGCCAATCTTTACTATCTGTAACTAAACTAACAGGAACATTTAAATATTTTTCTACTCGTTGAGCAGCATATAGTGAAATCTTTGCATAGTCAATTTCATTATTATTTTGTGCAAAAATTAGTACACCCTGTGTCATAGTTCAACTAAACCTTCAACTCGGCGTTTTGACTTTATTTCACCATATTTAGCTAGATACGCATTAGTGGCTAGACTGTAGACGTTTAAAATACTGTTAAGGAATTCTTTAAGATTTACCACGTTCAGTGGTATGTTATTATCATCTAAAATAACTGATTCTGTATTTCCAAGTTCTGTCAATGTATGTACAAAAACAATTAACTCACGAGTTACTGTAAATGTAGACCCTTGAAAATAATAAATGAGATTTTGTTTATATTCTTCTAAAGCAACTCGTCGTAAGTTGCTTAAACTTGCCATGTAATTGGCAGTTTGAAATGCTTTTTCTAATCGTTCGTCCACAGGCGCCTCCAGAGCTAATACTATAACTTATAGTAGTTAGCTTGTCAAGAGGCTTGAGTAGATTAGTCTTGAACAGCTTTTAGGCTGCTGTTGGTGTCAGTACGGAAACGTTTACGCCGGTTGGACGGAATTGTGCAAACACTGAGTTTAGTGTTGGCTGTACATCTTCGTCAAAGTTTGGATCGCCAGCATCATTATCTTGGTATTCTGCTGTTAAAATAATTTGAGTAGAGTCTGCACTTTTTCTTGCATATAGATAATATCTATTTTCAGCATACGCACCAGAAGGTGCTGCTTTTTGTCCAATTAATTGATTGCTAGTTGTTAGATCTTCAAATCCTATAGCTGATCCTGTTGCACTAGCACCTGTGTATGTAGTGGCAGTATAATTCATTCGAAATTCACCCATTTGAGTGAACATGGTATTCCACGTGTTATTTTTACTAGTGCCTGTAGTAATATTTGCACTAGCACGTAATGATCCGCCAGCATTAAAGAAATAACGTAGGTTTGCGGCTGCACCGTCTCCGCCTGCATTACCAGTAATAGTAACTGTATGAGTTAGTGTACCGTTCCACGTTGCAGACTGTGTACGAGTTAATAGACTCTCATCAGTCAATTGACCTCCGCCACTAGTACTATCAACTGCATATCTGTTAGTAGTTATTGTTGTTGCCATTGCTGCAAATTGTGCTCGCAATGCCTCAGTAATAGAAGCACCGCTTGCAGGAACAACTAAATTTAAACCGTCAGTTGCAGTACCACTGCCAACTGCTGCACCTAGCTGGTGTTGTCTTGCACTAACCATATCAGTTCTTAAATTTAACCATTGCAATGCTGTTATAACACTACCAGTTGTTACGTCGGATGACGCTAATGTTTGGCCGTAACCTGCTGTGTTTCTTCCTAATACATTGTTAACTGTAGTTCTAATAGAATTATAGTCTGTATTTTGAATTAATTGTCCTACGCCTGCTGCCATTTTCTTTCCTTACAATATAATTGCTTCTACTAACTTTACACCAGTATCGTTACTAGATTCTAAAGCAATAGCAAACACATCAGTTGAATGCTGCACTCCTACACTAGCACAGCCATCGTTAGCTGCAATAAGATTATCACCTTTTTTCACTGCGCCAATAACTCGAACAGGTACACGCCCTTTTAGTGCAACATAAGTACCGCCTTCTAATTCGCTATTCATCATGTAAGCAGGATTTGTACTTACTGCACCAATTGCACGTTTGCCCCATGAACTAGCAGTTACTTCTTTTTCTCCACCTACTACCATAACAGTACCTGGTGCATATTCTGCATCTGCAAGATATTTTTCTGCTAAGTCAGCAAATCTAGCTGTTGAAGCTATACCTTGGAATACATTAGCAAATAAATCTCCAGACCCGTCTCTAGCTGCAATAGTACTTGCGGTTGCTGCTGTAGCAGCAGTTCTTGCTGTTCCTGCAACATTTATACTATTTGCCTTTGTTGCATAACTAGCGGTTCCCCAAAATGTATGAGCTGATCCTGTTGTAATACCTGTTATTCCGGTATTAACTAAAGTTAACCCCTGCTTAATAACTGAGAAACCTGTAAGATCTGTTTCTATTGCAGTGTCAACTGTAAATTCATCTGCTGAAATAATATAAACAGTTTCATCATCGATTACTGCTTCTACAATAGCATGAATTCCTCCGCCTGGGGTATCTACTACTGTTCTAGATCTCATCTGTGTAGTGCCAAGACCCGGAGCAGTTTGTGGTCCAATTAACACATAATCGTCTGCATCAGTACGTGCATACAATTGATTATTACCATTATCAAACCAAAGATCGCCAGTGCTTAACCCTGCAGGAGCAGTTGTTTTTACTTCTGCACCGCCTGTTGTACGCCAAACATTGTTTTTATCATAAAACTTTAATTTGTTTTTTTCACTATCAAACCAAAGTTGTCCACTAGTAGGACGTGGAGGTGCGCTAGTGCCTGAGAAATTCTCCAGCAAATGTAAGAAATTCTCATTTTGTACTTCACCATAACCTGCGTAGTTTTTACCGATAAGTTTAATATCGAGTGTACTGTCGATCGTACCGTCTTCTACTACTGTTAGTGTTGTACCATTATACTTGTCAATACTATATGGCATTTAGTTCCACCCCTTAACTTTATATATTTAGTTCAAATCAGCCCAAGTGCCTGGTGCGCCTGCAACAGTGCAAACTTGAACTACATTATCTGTTGTGTTATATATTAACTCGCCTTCTTCTGCATCTATTGCATCTCGATCGCCAGTAGTATATAACGGTAATTTAAATTTTGTACTTGCTCTAAAACTGCCTGCAACATCTAGCGTGTACGCAGGTGATGATTGAAAAATACCAATTCTTTCGTTTTGACAATCAATCTTAATAGCATCTTTAGTTCCACTACCGTTTTTAACACGGATAGCAAACTCTGTAACACTTGAATTGATTGATTCTATTTTAAATTGAGATGTTGAAACATATACTTCAATTTTTCCGCCTAGAAGCATTAACTTTCCTGGAGTTGCAATACCAACAGCATCACCAGGAAGGGACAATGTGCCTCTCGCATAAATGAAAGGATCAGTCGTACTTAAGAAATCATTAGTAGTTTTTAAGGTTTGTGAACTTACATCAAACAGTGCATCAGATTCTGTAGCTCTTACATTGAATTTCATACCTGCCAAAGTACCTGCATTAAATCCTGGTTTAATTGTTCCAGTAAATCCTGGAATAGCAGTTATTGGTTGAAATGCAACGGTATTTTTACTAAAAATTCCAAGTAAAGTTTGTGCTACCCACAAATAAACAACTACTCGCAATGCACCATTGCTATCGTAAATAGACTCAACAGTAAATCCAGAAAGTCCTTGTGTATCTTTGTATATAGGACCTGCTAGTTGTAAATCTGTACCGTCAAAGAAATGTAATTGATTTTCTGCACTATCGATCCACAAATCACCTTGTACTAGATTTGTTGGTGCTGTACCAGTAACTAGTGGGCCGCTACCTATTCGAAAACCGTTGCCGTCGTATACTTTTAGTCTATTTTCAGCAGTATCAAACCATATTTGTCCAGTAATAGGATTGTTAGGTTCACTTGTATTTGCAAAATTTTCTAATAGCTTTACTAAGTTTTCGTTAATAAACTCGCCGTATCCTGAGACATTCTTACCAATAAGAGTAAGATCCGTAGCTATCTGATCAATTGCACTATCTACAACTTCTGCTAACAAAGAACCGTCTGTTTTATTAATCTTATAAGTCATTAGATAATCCTACCAGTAAAAATTATGTAGTTTATTGTTAAGTATGGATTCATAACATTTAACGGAACATCAGTTATTACTGAATCTACGCCACCTGCGGTGGTTAAGAATTTAGTAAAACCTGGAATCATCTGTGCAGTACGGCCAACTGAATCACTATCAGTTATGCTGGCTGCTCCGCCTGTATCATCACTTGGAGCATAAAACTGTGTGCCGCCTGCTCCAGTTAAATCATGAGTATGATCAGGCAAGTTATTAGTTAATATTGAGCGTTCTTCAACTCCATTTCCTAATCCTACTTGATCGGCTGTGATTTCTGTTACTCTATCTGCACTAGATCCAATAGTTGGTCCAGCAGTTACCCCCGATGGTAATAAGGGAACAACTAATCCGTTGTTCATGTTATCAGCACCTAGCGGGAATCTTCCTCTAAGATCAGGCAACCTAAATGTAGCTAGTCCCAAATAATCAGCAGGACCTTTATAAGTATTACCTAAAATTGCATACAATTCAGGGTACGAACTAATCTGAACTTCAGCGCCATCGCATAGCAAGTATCCGTTAGGAACAATTGATCCAGCAAATGGCATAATGCAACCTGCAGGAACAGTTGCTACTGTCGATAAGAAACTAGTCTTTGATAATTTTCTTACACCAGTTCCAACTCTATTAATTAAAAATTCATCAGTGCCTAATGATTCAAAAACTTCAGTTTTAGATGAAATTAAAGTTGGACTTAGTGCTGTGGTAAACACTGCAACGCCTCCTACTTGTTGTCCATTAAAACTAATTGTGTTACTAGTAATGTCTCCAGTAATTGAAAAATTTGTTGGGCTAGTTAGTGTAGTGGCTGTACCTGTTACTGATCCATTAAATGCTCCGGAGAATTCTCCGGTAAACACAGTAGAACCATCTAAGTTTCCAACAGTGTTAGCAAATATTCTTTGATAACGTTTATCTTCAGCACCTAAATCCCAACTATCATCGTCGATAGGTTTAACAGTATTAGTTAAAGTAGTTCCTTCAATGCTTGCGCCGGTCCCTACTCGCAAAGTTTTACCAATACTAGCACCACCTGTTGTTGTGATACTACCGTTTGTAAGTGTAGTAGAGTCGTTAATGGCTGTAATTTTAAGGCCGCCAGTAGCTGCAATTTTTCCGATAATGTCCAGTGCTTCAGTCGGTGCTTTGTTTATACCAACTTTAGAATCTACAACAGTAATAACATCGGTCGCTGTTCCGCCTTGATTAGTTCTAATAAAAATACTAGAACCTTCATTCTTATTGTACAGAACTGCTGCACCATTTTTAACAGTTAAAGATGTAGTTAAGTCGGCTCCGATAGTTAGCCCTGCATCATTACGAAGGTTAAGTCCATAATTTGAAGTACCAGTAACGTCAGTACGGAGGAAACTATTTGCATCTAACCCGTCTGGATACCCGGACACAATTAATTTAGATGCTCTATCTGCTGTACCCCAAAATTTATTAAGTACAGTACCATCAAGGTCAAAGTCTTTACTAGACATATTAATACCTTGATTAATTGTAGTAAATCCAGAGATAACTGACTTCGGAGTAAATGCATCTTTACTAACAATTGCTATTATTTCTCCACTAACTATAAAATTTAAAATAGTATGATCAATATTAAAAGTATCAGTTGCTATTTCAATTTTTGGTCCGGATTGTGCGCCTTCACTAAACTGTGGGCCTACTAAAATCCAGCTAGAACCAGACCATAGATATAATTGTTGATTTGCAGTATCGACCCATAGATCGCCAATAACTGCCGTAGTTGGCTGTAGTGTTTTCTTTGTAACATTGCCGGCAGCTACCCAACTAGTGGCGCCACCGCCATCGACAGTACAAATTTTTAGCTGAGGCTGTGGTGGATTATTATCAGAATCTGTATCGTACCATAACTGACCAATTACTGGATTTACAGGTGCTGTAGCACTGGCAAAGTGTTCTAATAAATGTAGGAAATTTTCTGCTAGAACTTTAGAATAACCTGTATAGTTCTTACCTACAAATCCTAAACTTGTTTCGACATTGATTGTTTGATCTTCTACAGTAATACTACCGTAGTTCGGTTTGTCTGTGCGGTCTATTTCATATGACATTATGCTACCTCACTTAAACCAGTTAAACTTTGAATACGCACAGTATAGTCAATTTGAATTAGACGATTTAATGATTTTTGAACTGGGTGAAAAATAACGTGAGTTAACAACCGTCCTGAACCAGTTGGATCATAAGATTTTAATCCTAATTCATCAAATACAAATGTTCCATTTGTATTAGTAGAGTTATCAAATGCATCTTGTACGCCGGGCTCGCCGTAGTCAAGTAAACAAGTAATAAAGACATCAGTATAGTTTGTACCAGTAACATGACGTGTTTCAATTTTATTACGAATTGGATCAATGTTTATGCTTGACTGATCATCAACAACCTTAGAGTAAGTTTCGTTATATAAACTTGCATTAGTTCCTGTTGAATTTGGTGTTAAATATGTAATAATACCAGTAGGATCAATTGTTGTCCCGCCGTTACCAAACGCCATTTGATAGATAAATCCTTGTCCAGCATTTGCAATGCTCTCTGCTAGAGAAATACTCATGTTTTCATAATGAATTGCATTACGCTTATTAATATACACTTCGCCTGTTTCAGGGTTATGTATTTTAATATGTCCTTCGATGTGGATTCCTGTTAAGTCTTTACCTTGCATAGTTGTTCTCTTTTGTGTATTTACCTAATAATATTAAGTACGTAGATTATAATACTACTGCCATTACGATTCCTGCTTCTAAATCATCTTTAGATTCTAAACTTTTTGCAAAAACAGCATTAGCAGAAAAATTAGCCAGTGCAACTTGCGCAAAACCAGGAACATTACTAGTAACTAATAAATCTCCTTTAGCAACTGAACCTACTACTTTTACAGGAACCTTACCTCTAAGAGCCACTGCTTGTCCGGTACTTTCACTATTCATTACATATGCCGGGTTAGTAGAAATAACGCCAGCAACTCTAGTATCTGCAAATTTTTCTGTAATAGTAATTTCATCACTTCCGCCAAATACTACAACAGTACCTGGGTCATATGGCATATCACTAATATATTTTTCTGCTAAGTCAGCATATTGTGCCGACGATGCAATTCCTCTAAATACAGTTGCATATATATCTGCACTACTGTCTCTAACAGGAATAGTATTTGGTATTGCTGCAACTGATGCAGTTCTATTAACCCCAGCAACTCTTAAGCTGTCAGATGTTTCTGCTGTGCCTGCAAGACTATCTCCTTCTTGCAATTCTTGTATATTTGATCCGTTTAATACTAGAGGATATCGGAGTGTCATGTTGTTGTCCTTACGAAATTAAAGTTATGTTAGTTATCACTCCGATCCTCGAAGTGACTGGGAGAAATCCTGTAGCAATATTAATGTTAACTACTGTTCCTTGATTCTGTGTGATTGGCAAAAAATTATAAATTGTAGACCAAACTGGGGGTCTTGATACAGACCCTGTACCAGTCTGTGCAAGAAATTTCTTAACATTGGTTAAGTTTCCAGGTAATAGTACAGTTTGGCTTGAGCTTAATTGGTAGGGGATAGAACCTAAACTTCCTCCAGCTATATTCGAAGTTTCTGCTGAAATAACTCCATCGGTTATCGAGATGCCCGCGCCAATTTTTACGCCACCTAGTACAGTAGAACTAGCTGTTGGCAATGCATAATCTACACTTAAAACACTTGTTTCACTAATATTTAGACCCGAGCCGATTCTAACGCCACCTAATGCTTCTGCTGTAGCTGGTGGTAAAACGTAATCACTGTAATTTCTTACAGACAATACACCAGTATCGCTAATATTTAGACCGCTGCCTACTTTAACTGACCCTATAACAGTAGAAGAAGCTTGTTTTACTATAGCAGTCTTTAAATTAGCCAGAGTAATTTTTTTAGTGATAACTCCATCACTGATAGGAAACACAGCATTTTCTGCAGGCTGTTCAATTTTTGCTAGGTCTGATATTCGTGCCATGTTTAATCAAGCTCCAATGGTTCATTATCGTCTGTTAATAGTGTTACACCTTCGTCAGTTGCTAACACATATTGATATTTATCAACCAAATACTGTGAGAATATTGTCTCAGTATTTTTAATAAAGTTGGCAATATCAGTGTTTGCGTAGGTTAAATCTTCATCATTTCTGTTCCAAATGTGTCCAACTTTTTTAACTACTGTTACTTGTGCTTCTTCGTCTGCGGCAGTAGTTAATGTAACATTATTTGACGAATTATTGATTGTAAATTCAGCAGCTAGTTTTATATCGCCTTCTTTTGTTGTACCAACAGGGCTAAGTTCTGATATTGGTACTGCTGGGCTATATGGGTAACCGTTAGATTCTTTAAACAATGTATAATTGTTTTTCTTTAATCTATATCCGCTAGCAAATACTTCCACAGAATTCTTAACAAGAGTAGTAGTTTCGTTAGCTGTCATTTCTCTACCTTGATATTGATATTCTGTTGTAAATGTGCTCGGTGTAAAGTTTAATGATATTGTTGCATCGACCCCATTACTAATCACAGTATCTGATATAATTCTATCTTTATACGGAATAGTTTCAGATGGTCCAATATCAAGTACAATAGTTCTAACTCTATGTAGTGCTGGTGCACCTGTACCTAATGTTGCTCTACGAAGTTGTCCAAGAACATTACCTACCTTTGTAAAGTATTCAATACGCTCGCCGTTGATTTCAATAATACCGGGCAAGTTTAATGCAGGATTAGGCGGACTTAGATTATTACCGTCAACTAGATAGATATTAAGATCTTTTTGTTGCAAGTCTCTAGCAAGTCTTGTAGATTTAGCTTTTGAAATACGTTTGTAATGTACACGATTTAACATGTCTTTAAACTGCATGTATCCATAACTAGCATTAACAATCCTATCACTAAAACAAATAACGTCTAACATATCAGATGTTAGAAGAGCAGTTTTTAACTTAATAGTTACTAGATCAGAATCTAAATAATAATCAATACTATGTGTTAATAATTGATTGTTTTTAATGATCCAAACATAATCATCAATTGCAACAGTTCTATTCAGTTTAAATCTTTTACCAAGCAAGTTCTCATAACGGTAATAATCGTAAGAACCAGGTACAATTGATCCTGAAAAACTTGTAAACTCCGCAGTTCTTTGAATTTCCTCAACATCATGATTGAAGAATGAAATAACTTCTGTTGAACTTAAAGTCGGAGGAGCTGTAACAAATCTAATAAATCCAGAATCAATCGTATAATCAGCATTGGCAAAAGATGAGACTGTTAATAATGCGCCGTCTTTATATACAGATTTTCTTAAATTTACACTCATAACTGCAATGTCAAAAATGTAATCTGAACCATATGCTAACTCAATACCGTCTACATACACCTTATAGTCTGTAGGTGTTGACACATATGGTCGAGATTTGTAAGTTGTTAGTGCATAATTTAAAACATCATCTGCAAGAGTAAAATACTCTGTTACAGATGGTTGTAAAATTTGTCCGTCTTGAATAACTAATACATTATTAGCAGCTGGTTCTTTTATACCTACAGGATTTGTCAAAGCAAACTCTTTATTAAGTCCGTTGCCAGCAATAGTTTCACTTCTAATAATAGAAGCTGCCTGATTTTGATCACTTGTTATCATATAAGTGATTAAAGATCCTTCAGCTATGCTAGATCCAAATCTAATACCTACCTTTCCTGGAGAGTCGTATGAATCGTTAGTGTTAAACAATTCATATGATACAGCCAATCCATCAACTAGAACCACTGAGCCTAATCCTTGTAGTTGCCAGGCGGCTGCTGTTATATACTCTGATGTTGTGCCGTCAGCTACAAAATAATTAGTATCCATTAGATTATCAGCAGCTACACCAAACGATATTATGCTAACAATCTTCATACTAGCAGGTATTACTGTTAAAGTAATTGTTTGAGCTTGCCAGTTTACTGTGTAATCAATACCTTGTTTTAATATAACATTATCAATCTTAACAAATATCGATGCAAAGTTATTTAAAATTTGTCCAATAGTGAATTCATTAGTAACGCCGTTACCGTATTGATTCTTAAAGTAAATTTTTGCAGAACCAGATGTAGGTAACTGATAAACTTTAATTGCCACTGCGTCTGTAATGTATCCTGGAACAATTTCTTCAGGAGCAGCACTTGTCATTGGAGTTACAAAGCCGTCACCGTCTAATATAATGTCATCAGGAGAAATACCTGTTGCGCTTGAATAAGCAAGGTCACCACCACTTAACTGCGTATCATATTCGCCAGGTTGAGGAGCAAAACTTCCATCGCTTGTGCTCTTACGGAAAATAATTTTATCTCCGTTATTAATAGTTAAGTTTAAGCTAGGCAAATTAACTATAGAAGTTGTGCCGTTTCCAACAATAGTATCCATAACTACGTTTGGTTTGTTAGCCATAGGATATGATACAAAATCTGGGTCGTCAATTCTTATAAACGGATCATATGAATAACCAACAACAGCGCCGCCAGTACCTAGTACTGCAATAGCATCTAATGTGATTGAGAATCTGTTGTCAGCAATTACTTGACGAATTCTGTATGTTCCAGTGTAGTTACCAGTTGTTACTCCTGTAATTCTAACAAACATGTTGTCGGTTAAGTTATGAGGTGTAGCTGTAGTAATCCACACAGATGTAGTATCTAACGGAGATACTATTACAGAACTTATATTAACTGATACAAGCGGATTGTATCTAGAAATATAAACGTTAATTTTTTCTCCGTTTGACGGAGTATACGGTAATTTGAAGGACTGATACTGAGGTGTAGCTGTTCCAGTACCGCCTAGATTCTTAACTACTAACACTTGTGTGCCAACAGTATAAGTTACATTGGTTGTACCTGCAACGGCATTCCAGTCAGTTGTACCAAGTGATACAATAGTATAATATCTGCCTTCAAAGAAGTTTCCAGCTTTTACAACAGTTGTACTTACAACAACAATATAGTCGTCAAGTGCCGAATCAAACCCGTCCCACGAATCAGTGAACCAAGGCAAACTATCCCAGCCTCCGCTAATGTTAAATCCTAATCCAGTAACATTTACGCCACCGTAATCAATTCCGGTCATTAGCTGTGCTAAATCTTTACCATACATTCCGCTTTCTGGACTGTAGTAGAAATTAATTCTGTCAGTAGCTGACAAGTGAACTACGTTTTTCTTATAAGTTATCTCAACTACTGCACCAACTTCAGGCGCACTAGTTAATGTTAACAATCCAGAGTAGCTAGTGTACCCTCTTGCTGTTGACGTTTTAGTTGATAGTGCATAGTCGTCTCTTAACAAGTCAATGCCGTTTACTCTAACATAACAATCTTTGTCAATTTTAATTTCAGGACTAAACTTTAACGGCCACTGCAATCTTGATCCAGTGCCTGTAAATGATTCAGTTTCTGTAATTTCAGATATAAAGTAAGTTTTAGTAATTCTATCAAACTTAATGCTAATCTTATTGGCCCTTACAACTTCACTTTCAATTATTACCGATGCTCTAGCTGCTGTTCCACCGACTGCTAATCCGCCTTCAATTGTTATTGTCGGTGCTTTTAAATAACCAGTACCATTTGATACTAGTTGTATTCTATTAACTTTGCCATTGGCAATATATGCGTTAGCAGTTGCACCTTGTCCGAATCCGCCTTCAATTTTAACAACAGGATTTTCAATGTACCCGGCGCCGCCGTCAACAAGTTCAATACTTTTAACAGTAAAGCCAACATGATCGTACCAATGTTTCCAGGGATATGTAAGAAGCTCAGGTGATTCTGATTCAATTTCTCCTAAACTATTAATTTTAACATCAATAGGTGTAACTTTAAATCTAAGATCAATTGTAGGTAATAAATCAAAATCTGTTACTGAAGTTTGAGAATTATCTAATCCAGTATAAGAACTGACATATTCTCTAACTTGTGTTCTGTATGGTTTAACTTCTTTAATGTAATCTTCAAAGTTTTCTAAATTATCACTATTATAATTTACTTTTTGTTTTAAGCTACCAACATTATGAGTAGCTTTTACAAAACTAGTTTTGAACGCCCAGTCAATAAATGTTTGTTCGTGTAGTGCATATCTTACAGATGCAAAGAATAGTTTTAAATAATCTACTCTTAATTCGTCAACAAGAATTTTGTCTCGTAGTGTATAGATAATTATTTTTAATTCAGCTTCTGCTAGATTGTCATAAATTTCAGAATCAAATAGCGCACTATCAAAACCAATAGATCCGTAGTTGTATAAAATATCTGAGAATTGTATTGTTCCGTTATTTCTTCCTATAACTTTATAGTTCTGTGTATAATCAATAGTAACCAGAGTGTTATATTTTTCTAACAATAACCATCCACCAGTACCGATGTTATTAACTTTTACAATGCTGTTAACTGATACATCAAGTGTGGCAAGCTCATATGTGTTTTCAACAACGTAATCAATTTTAGTAAACTGATTGTATCCGGTTGCATACCAATCAATGTATTTCCAATATCTAGTAACATCATAAGACTGTCCTTTAGAACGATCCCATTTTAATGTATTAGCATTCCAGGTATGTGTACTCCACTTATTAAAAGTATTTGAGTCACTAATAACTAGAACAGTGAACGGTCTTACAATTAATCGTGTTTCTAAAATACCTTCTAGATATCCTTCTCCAGAATTTACTACTTCCACACTAGCAACTTGTCCGTTGGCATTTATTTGTGTGCGCAGAATGGCGTTACGTCCTTGAGTATTAGTCTCAATAGATACATAAGGTGCGTTAACATAACCACGGCCAGCCTTAATTATATCGGCGCCGACAATTCTACCATTTTCAATGATAGGTATTAATTGAGCCTGTTCTAATGTAGCTACTCCGACAAATCTTAATTCGGCATCGGTATCAATAGTAATGTCCCATGTACCAGAAGATGCGGTTGGTAAAGCATCAAATTGTTCAAGGTCTGATAAATCATAATCATCAGCAAGCAATTTAGTAGACAGTACAGAATTAACACGCTCTATATATTGTTTCAATGCTTCAACACGATTAACAAACATGCTTTGTCTTGGTCTAAATCCTACACCGTATCGTTGTTTGAAAGGTAGTTTAATGTCAGGCACAACACGATCATTATCGTCTTTTCCAATTAAACTGTGTATCCATTTCTTTTCAATTTCTAAAGGTAATACAGTATTAGGATGCTCACTTACAATTTTCCATTGATTGTGTGCATTTGTAGTAGTATAATTCATATCTACAGTCCAATATTGAACTGTAAGATTAAAGTTAGTACCGTCTATTAAGTTAGCTGCATTAACAAGGCTAAAAGAATTAGATCCAGTTAACGCCAAGCAGGTGTATCCTTCAGATATAGGATCTGAAATAAGTCTCGAAATGTTATGTGCAGAAAGAGAACGTCCTATAATGTCAGGAGCAACTGTAGGGTTCTTAACCCAGTAATAGTAAGTCTTTTGGAATGATTGCGATATCGAATCGTACTTTTTCTTAACGCTGTATGCAGAGTTTCCGTATCGACTTTTACCAGTAATGTTTAATGAGTCGCCCTTATCAGTGCCCGATAATGCATCCCACTCAGAAGGCTTGTATTTTGTCTCTATCCATTCATAGATATCAATGCTAGCAGTTTCATAAAGTTTATTCCATGTACTTGATCTATAAACAATATTACCGCACTGGTTATCAATAAACTTAGCTCTAGTTAAATCCCACCACAACATTCCTACTTGCGATTTAGTCCAGTTCATACCATCATCATAATTTAATAATGAATTATTAGGAACAGTTCTATCAGTATCAAAGCTGTATGTTGCAGGGTCAAAGTAAGTTTTGTAACTTAATTCTTGATCAGCCGGGCCTGGAATTTTGCCTTGTATTGGATCAACAACATCAATGTAAGATGTTAATTGATTGTTAGTTCTATCATAGATAAAAGATTTTTTAATCTTATATGCATTAGGGCGTAGAGTTTCTTGATATAAGACTTGCCAAGATGTTTTTCCAACAGCTCTAGAATATGCATAGATCTTTCCATCTCTTGAGTAATTAACAGATTCGTTAGGAGCACCAACAAGAATTATGTTATTAGCTAAAGCAATTGAATGTCCGTAATCATCTTGCGAACTGTTATTCAAGCTAGTAACTAAACTTTCTCCATATACATATTTTGTATTATAGCAATCGTAAATATCCACTCGGCCAGCATCAACTTGTGTATTTGAAATTCTAGTTGAATTGTTATCAAATGTTGTAGAGAAACCAGTTAACGGCGACAACGGATCGTTAATGTATCTAGTTCCATACGTTGCCAATGCGCCGTCGAGTAAATCAGAGTATACATCTAATGTTGCTGTATATTCAACATCACCATTGGCGGAAAAAATCGCCAACGTATTATTTGCGCAAACTACACTTACACCAAAATGTTCATTTAGTTCTTTTTCATTACTGAATATTACTTGTAATAACTCATAATTAGTAGAATTAAGAACTAAAACTTTTCCAGAGTTAGCAGTTAATGTATTAGAAAACGGTGCGCTAGCTATTATCTTTGAGCCGTCTGGAGTTACTGCTAGCGATTCTCCAAATCTATCTCCGCTTACAATGGATGCATCCGTATTATCAAATACTGTAGAAGTATTAATAGTTGCATCTAAGCTGTATGCAGTGCCGTTTATTTTGTAAATGTAAACCGCACCAGAATTGGTACTTGTGGCCGGTGCAGATACTGCTAACAAGGCGCCACTACTAGACATGCTAATAGAATAACCAAACTCATTACCACTACCTACAGATAACGATGTCCCAAATGATGCCCATCCAGATTCATTATTAGTTGTAATATTTGTAATATTGTTAGAGGTAATTGTTACTGTATTTTTATAAGTATATACCTTGTTGGCTGCAGAAACTGCCATATAATATACAGTTGTAGTTCCAGTAATAGCTGATGTACTCACATCAGTTACTGTATTTCCAATAACAACTTTACTTCCAAATCTTTCATTTGCTTGAGGCGATTGGCTTGTAATGATGCTATCTAGAGAATAAGTGTTATTACCAGTTCTGTTATATATTCCAACATATCCCTGGGCAGTTAATCCGCTGCCGTCAACATCAGATGCACCGGCTGCTGAAATTGCAATCCATGTACCATCTGGAGAAAATGCAATGTTATTTCCAAATTCCAATCCAACGCTATCTGAACGAGTAATATCAGGTAGTATCTGTGCATTAGGAATCCAAGTAGTAGATGACGGATCCTTTGTATATGTATAAACAATATCGTCAGCTACTGTAATTGCTGCAAACTGTCCGTTTGGTGACAGCGCGACGTGCTGACCAAAATGTGAATTAATACTAGAGTTAAAATTATTAAATGTATTTGATTTAAAAACTTTATTGTTTTTATAAACAGTAAATAGCCCTTGACCGTTATCGTCTACCCAAACTTGCTCTCCATCTTTTAATGTAGTAGGCATTGTTGCATTAATATCGTCAATACTATTTGATCTTACTGATACAAAATTGTAAGTTAACACTTGCGACAAGTATTCAAAAGGACTAACCCAACCTACTATGGTTGTATTAATTTTGATTAATCTATCTGAAACTTCTGTAATTTCATAAAAGCCGTTAATGAACGATGCGTTTTCAATCCCAATAACATTGCCAGCTTGTAATAAAGGTATTCTGTCACATTCAATTGTTAAAACGTTAGCTAAGTATGTTACGTTAACTATTTTAAAATTGTTACTAGTAAATCTGTAAATGTCCCAATTCCATACTACCGTAGTTCCGTTAATGTCCACTGGCTTATTTTCAAATGCACACCAAACATAATCACCTTCTGTAAAAGTTGATATGTCTGTCCCGACAACATCAGTTAACGTATCAACATTTAATTTAACATCTTCGTATCTAACATATCCCGGTGTTCGTAAATATGGTGCAGTACCAACCATAGGCCAAGGATTATTATTGTAACCTACAGGTTTAATATATACATCAGATGGTACTTGTCTATACACAAAATCTACTACAGAAGAATCAATCGCTGATGTTAACTCAAACGGTTGTGGATTTAATTTAAATTTACTTTCATCAAGTTTAAATTCTATTTCATCAAATATTGCAGTCGATCCGTAGTTGCCTACACGGATTGCCCATTCTTCATTGAATGTTAGACTTTCTTGATTATCTGCACTCAGTACATCAAACAATTTACTAAAGACATTTTGTGTGCCTTTTTCAATAATCATTCCTTGATAAAATTTATATTGGCTTACATCATCTTGAATAATATTTTCAAGGTATTGACGCTTTTGATATCCAATTAAATGCTGAGCCATTTTTTGCTGACCGGTATCAAAGTTATCGCTGTCAAGACTATAGAAGTCAGTAAACTGCATAGTCTTATATTCCCAGTTAGGCAATAATTGAGCTTCTGGTTTTTCCTCTAGTCTAATCCAATTAATACTTTCAAAATTTTCAGTTCCTACTAAAAATACACTAGCAGAATAATAAAATTCTTTGTATTTGACAATGTCACCTAAATTATAATCTGTCCAAGGTTCCCAATCTTGTAATCTGGCTTGGTCGTAGATAAATCCAGGAATGTTATATCCTCCAGTCCAGTTAGTAGAAATATATCCTAATACTTTAATGCGCTCTTGCCTGTATCCAGGTTCTAAGTCATATATTATATCATTGAACAGTGTACTGTTATCTAATAGAACTACATGTTCTTTCTGTACAAGATAGAGAGATGCACCATAAATTCCATAGTTAGTATTAGATGGTGTTAATACAAATTTTCCACCTTCTCTAAAAGTGTTAGTAAAATCAGAATCTAATTTTTGACCATCTACTCTAAATATTTTATATTCAAAGAATTTGTCTTTAATATCATTAACTACTGCATCTGTTGTGTTTAACACTAAACTATTTGCAGCAGGACTTAATGAAATGACTGCACCCACTGACCAGTTTTGTGTTGTCCAGAATAAAAATTCTTTAATTGCACTTTCCCAGTTGTTGATGTTTCTTAGATTATCATTGTATTCATCAAATACAAATCCTTGTTTTTCTAAATAAACACCGTAACCTTGTATAAAATCAACAATACTTTGTATTGTTGTAAATTTTGTACCGTAACCAATGTTTAATTCAGTTCCAGTATCCCATGCACGTCTTAATTCTGCGTCTCGTCCGCCTGTTATTGGCAATTCTGCAATTCGAGTAAAATTAGAAGTATTGAAGGTATCTTCACTTGTATGAGAAACTTTAACTCTATAATATAATCCAGATGATCTAACTATCTTCCCAACAACATAATACTTGTTAGATTCCCATACAGAATAACTTTCAGACATTCCACCAACATTAATTGTTTTGCCAGGTAATGTATAAGGATAGTATGTAAAGTAAGGTTGATCAATATTATATCCTCTCACTTCATATCCATCAGGATATTTGGTAATTGCTATTCCACTGTAGACAATTTTCTTAATAGGAGATGAAACGTTTGAAACAATTTGATAATTTTCTTCAGGTACAAATACACCACCTGAGCTTGCAATACTCTTACTATCTAATAACAATTTAAATTTAGGTTTCGATGTAAATCCACCTAGTTTAGAGCCTATATTGTTTGTTAATAGAGACAAGTTACTTGCATATTCTGTTACTAATAAAGTAGTGTCGCTAGAAATATAATCAATTATATAATTGATTAATCCAGAAGTAATTGTTCTAGTTGAGCTTAGAGCAGTTGATGGTAGTTTGATATCGGCTAGTCGAATTCTTAAACCAGTATCGGCATACACTAATTGATTATTAAGATTTCGAACAATCCTACTACGATCTAAACAAGTAGCTAAAACATGATTAGGTTTTAATAAAAGAGCAGTCTGTATTAAAGCAAACGCATAATACGAACTTCTACGCCATGCAGATTCAACTGGGCCCACATCGCCAAAAGTATAAAATCCTTCAGCAGTTGGATTAATATAACCTTCAACATGACTTGCATCATAAGGTGCAACTAGTTCACCGCTTTCATTAACAGGGTATCCTGATGCTAAAATTGATTTAGCAAATCGAGGTAATGTTCTAATAGGGAAGCCGGGCTCTCTAATAATACCGTTTTTAATATCATCCCATAAAATAAAGTTGTCTTTTGTATACGGCACTGGTCCGTATACTGAAGTCCACCAACTAGGTTGAATGCTAAATCCTAAACATTCCCAAGGATGTGTGTGAGGGCGATCTGTATCTAATGTCCAGCGATATATGCCTCTCCAAAAAGCAGGAGTTGATCTACTGTCTGGAAAAGAATTATTTCTATAATTCCACGTAAATGGATTTAATCTATCCCATAATGTATTATCTTGTTTTGTATAATCTTGACTAATGTTAGTAGTCCAGTCAAAGAAATATTGACTTAATACTAGATCAAATTCTTCTTTTGAATAATCTGTTTCTCTACTATATCCTGGAATGAACTCATAGATATCAAATATACTAGCGTCATACTTAATTTTAATATTATTAAAAATTCGTTTTTCTAATTCTAAAATTAATTCATCACGATAATCGTTGTATGCAACTGTTATACTGCCATCATGCCCTTGGATGACTTGAGTAGGTTCAAGATATGAGTTGTCAACATAGATGCTAGGCTCAAACGCAGGATATAAACCTAACTTTGTAGGTGTTGCTGGACAGAATGAACCGTCAGTTGTTTCAAACTCAAATGCTTCAATTATATCACCTTCAGCAAGTGTTGATTTAATTTCAAAAAAGTTTTCTGAACCAAATATATAATCTCTACCGTGTACTAGCTGTTGTTCGTTTACATAAATGTTTACTGCACGATTAGTTAGAGAATTTAAATTAAATGCCGTAATTAACGGATATGTTTTTACTCTTACATCTAATACTACATATTCTGATCGAACAGCTCCCGAATGTGCAAACATGTCAGACAGGTAATAAGGTTGTGTTTTTGTTTTATCTTTTGATAATTCTTCTAGAATATAATCAACATGTCGTCTAGGGTCAGTATCTATACCTGATTCTGAGGCAAGTGTAATAAATGCTCGTTTAAATTTTCCGTAATCTTGTCTTGATTGATTTAGTCCTTTTAACACGTTTGCAGTTTTAGAACCAAAGTGATATAAACTTAAATTTAGCGGACCACTATGCTGTACAAATCTTGTACCATATGCAGTTAAGTTGCCTAAATTTCTAAGATTACTATACCCCGGAAAAGCTCCGGAAAAACCGTTAATATTTTCTACAATAGAATCAACATGATCTATTACTTCTCCAAGTGTAAATTGAGAAATATCATTGTTCAATGGATTATTTTGTAAATTTAAAGGTATTTCGTAATAACCGTTTTCATTTTTAGGTTGTGATGAATAGCATTTTAAAGTTACTATGTCGTCAGCAGTAACCGCAGTTGTTAATACTACAGACTTTCTAGCTACACCATCGACAATAGCAAATGTTTCTTTATTTTGTCTGCGTCCATTAATATAAACTTTAATTTCTAGATCATCAAGATTATCTTTAAAGTCATACATGTCTAGTGGAAAATTATTTAATAATCCGCTTTCTTTAAAAACTCTAACAATAGGTTGCGAATTGGCAATTTCAGAAGTTGTCCATCCGTTCTGATAATTAAAACTTGCTAAGTCTTTTACAATTTTTAAAAATCCAATATTTGTATTTTTTGTTAAAACTGCTGCAATTTGTTTATAATTGAAACTGTCATTTAGTAAATTAAATTCAAAAACAATATCGCCAGTGTTACTTACATTCCTGTAACTTAATGGAAATCCTAGAGCAGTATCGTTGCTACCTGTTCCAATTTTGTAAGAAAACAATTTTGTTCCTGCAAAGTTAGATCCATCATATGCTAGTGTATCTCCGTAGCTGTTACCGTTATTGTCAAAAATATCAAAAAGCGGCGGCTGATTAATTGTAGTTTTACGTTGTCCCAATTTCCAAGTAGTACCATTATACCAATACATAGTACCCTGATTTTCAAAACCTCTATTAACTAATACTGTTTCGTTTAATAGTGGTTGAGCGTCAGATTCTTCTACTAGATTAATTTGTCTACTAAGTCCTGAGAAAACTTCAAGTTTATGAGCACCGTTGCCAGTGGCAAATATATCTGCACGAACAGAAAGAGATTTATCTGTAAATAGTCTTAATTGTGTATTGTTAACTACAAATGCATAATAAATTTTTCTATTAACTAAACCGTCAATAGAATCATTACCATTATTTAAATATGTTATTTGATTGCCTGTAGTTAACCCATGAGGAGTAGTGCAGGTTATAATATCGTTTGCAATGTCAATTCCTAACAATGCATTAAATTCTATCTGTCGGCCAGGATTTGTAACTGTTAAAAATTTAACTTTATAAATTTTATCATTGACAAATCTATCAGTGTCAGCAGTAAATAAAATTCGCATACCGTCAGACACATTGACTCCGTCAATGTTGTATCCTGGTGTACCTTCGATAGTAGAAAATACATCAGTAGTAAATGTATCGATCAAATCAACATTAAGTTTAGCCTTGTGACCAAAATTAAATAATTTAACGCCAGCTTCAAATTCAATAATTGGTCTGATTGCTCGTTGTGCTTGATCTAACTCGGGAACAACTCCTTGAGCTTTTGCCGTTGCAATAACTACATCTTGATGGAACCATCGATTATATCTTGCCCATTGATTTCTATCAGGACTTGCTCTGTTTACTAGGACATAGTCTTTATCGCGTGGAAACGATGTAAGAGTACTAAACGGTGAAGCATCAAACGGTTCGTCATCAAATAATAGAGATGTCTCTTGAGAATAATCACTTATAATTTCAAGGTCATCACTTGATACTAATTTAATTGACGAACCAACTCCCTCTACATACCAGTATCCGGTAGCGTATTGTTCAGGAACAACTACGCCTGTGAAGAATAATTTCATTCCATTAGTTAATTCTGTACCACTAGATAAAGTATAAGTTTTTTTGCCAAGTACATCTGCAGTTACATCTAAAAATGCGTTTTCATCAATGTCTTTTATTTCAAATACACCTCCAGTGTTTGCGTCTGCTTCACTAACGTAAAATAATACATCAGGAGAATTTAACGGAACTTTAAAAGTAATCACTCCGTTAGTAACACCTGATGCAGAAACTCCATTTGTATATTTTTCCAACTCACCAGCAACTCTAGTAGTTTTAATTGTAAAAGGATTATTATTTGCAGAAATTTCAAAATAATAAGTTTGTCCTCTGTACAAAGTTAATGTAGGATTACGAGACAGGCTATTGAACAAATAAACATAATTGTCGCCTTGATCTTCAATGGTAATAGTATAAGTGCTCTCAATGTCTTGTTGCTGTCCTTGAACTTCTAATGATGCAGGACCGTAAGGTAACCAGTAGTACTGTTGAAAGTTTACAAATTTGTCCCAGCAAATATGAGGATTCCATGAATAAAATTCTTGTTTGTTTAATCTTTCGTGATTTGTTACATTGCCACCAGCAACATTTATATGATTAATATGATCAACATAATCTTTATAAAAATTTGTATTTCCGAGATAATCTTGAATTACTGCTACAGGTTCTAATTGATAATTTTCTCTGTTGTTATCAGTGCCTGAAATAAAAACGTCAGACGCTTTTGCTGCTTTAGAATTTTTTCTTCCAACATAGCCTGTTATTTTTTTAGCTTTACCTGGCTGCAATAACTGATCTAACGTAGCTGAAAAGAATTTCTTATTGCTGTCAGTTCTATAAAAACGAGGCAATAGATCAGATGTTTTTCTTTCATCACTATTAGATAGTGGCAATTTTGGTTCGTCTTGATTAGCCATTAGTTATTTCCTGCACTTGTTATTGTTTGTTGACTTGTTATTCTTGCGGTAGTTGTAATTAATCCGGAACTCTTTATCTTACTAGCTGTGATTGCAGTAATAACTTCAATGTCATCTACTGTTGCACCGTTAATAAAAATTTGATCTTTTTCAGCTCTTATTTCGTACAAACTACCAAATGTAAGAGTTGACTGTTTAGGAACTATGATAAAATTTACTATGTTAGGCGCTAGTCTATTCATAACATACGCTGAAAGCTCTGTAAAGTAAAAGTTGCCGCCAAAATCCCAATTTTCTAATGCAAAAAATTCGTTGATTGCAGATAAAACTTTCGACTTAGCATCGTTGTCGCTGATAACAACTTCTGCATTTTTAACAATTTTAAAAACTGCTTGCACATCTGGACTAGCTTTTGATCCAAATAATACTTTATATTTTACTGGATGATAAATGATCTCATCTGAAATTGATTTAATTTTATTCAAATCAGTTGATAACATATTGTATAGAAAATCAGAACTAGGTGCTAGAGGCTCTGTTGCAATAGTGTCATCTAACCATTCTCTAAATGTCTTGTCATAGTCTTTAGTTAAAATAAACACATCGACCATATTAGTCAATCCTGGATCAATTCTTGACTCATAGTCTGCATTATGAATATATTGGAATTTAATATTTGCTCGGCCGAAGTACACTCGATAATTTAAAGACACTACAAATCCATTTACTAGACTATATTGTTTAACAACATTTGTATCTATAAAATAATAATACTGTCCGTCAACTCCACTTAAAGGTTGTGTGTTTAAAATTAATACAGTGTTATTAGAATTATCAATCCAGCGGTAGTCTTCTTGTCCTTGCTCAATTATATACAATTCAAGTACTACATATTTTTCATTGTTTGCAACAGGATTTAAAGGATCTGCAGGATCAACAATTTCATCAAAGATATTAGGATCGTCAACAATGCTGTCATCGTCAGTATCTGCAAAGGTTACTTCAATTTTTTTAGTATCAACATAACCGTCAAGTCCTTTGAACTCTTCAGTAATTTCCCATTCTCTATCATAGGTAAAAGGTATAGTGTCACTTGGCTGTGTGTTAATGCTTAAAATTTTAATTTTATCTTTAACAATTGTATTTGTTCTAGTATCATAAATTTTATCACTAGCATCAAAATAGAAACGTATTTGCTGATCACTTTCAAATATAAATCTTAGTAGTCTAGATTTAACAGTATAAAATTCAGTATCAGTAGTAAACAATATCATCCAACTAGAATCTGATTGTTGGTTACTGTTGCTTCCTTGATTACCTAGGTTAAAATTACTAGCAGTGTCTAAATTAACTTCAAAGATAATTTTCCAGACTCTGCTCTCAACATCATATCGAAGTCCAAACGGCTTGTTCGAAAATACTAGGTCGACCATTGTAGCAACTGTACTGTCATCGATCGTTGTTCTCCATGCAGGTACAATCTGTGCAAGTCTAGCCAATGTTGGTACTATATCATTTAATATAATTGTGCCTGACCCGTCAGCTAATATGCCAGTGCCATTGTTTGTTCCGTCGCCACTAATTGATACAATCTTACACCATATAGTAGTTGCAGCATTAAGAGGAAACTGTGTTCCTGATAAGACTGTTACTATCTGATTATTATTACTTCTATCAAAGTATTGGGTAGTAGGATCAGCAACTGTAAATTTAACCAATGCGCCAGGTGTAGCAAATCTTAATAATGTACTTGTGTATACTCCTGTTTTGTAAGGAGTATTTGGTTCAGGTGCGGTGCCACCAATATAACCAGTTGATTGATTAACATCTGTTGTTTTATTATACCAAGAAACACTTAGTGACTCGGTTGCAATTTTAGTAAATTTTGAATAATAGAAATCTCTAAGTTGTTTTGATTTTAAAGTTTCCAACAGTTGATTATAGATTACTGCTTGTATATCTGTACGAGTAGCATAACTGAATCTAAAACTGTCAGTGTATTCTTCTTTATACAGGGCACCATCGTCAGCAAATAAGTTTGTTTTAGAGTATTTTCCAGTTGGGTCAACTAGATCAAAATAACGACTAATACCGCTAGATGTGCGATTAATTGCTTTAACTTTGACTACTTGTTGATTAACACTTAAGGGAGTAATGTTGTAATCTTCCCCAGTAATCATACGATTCTGCGTGTAATACGTTGCAGGTGCATTAGCTTTAATGCTGTCGTTTGATTCTGTAGCTGCCGAATTTGCTACAGATGTTTGAAGGCTTACAGTTACTGATAATGTTTCTACTTGATTAAAATTAGAAACATAAGGTATTTCAATTGTTACATTTCTAATGTCTTTAGGATTAATAGTAAACGCAATTCCAGTGCTTTGTCTGTAATATGTACGGAATGTGCCTCTTGGTAGATTACCAAAAGTACCGTCACTAAAAGACAAACTAACTTTGTCTTCGGCTTTTGTAATAACAGAATAAATGTTTCTTATAGATTTTTTTAGACTGTTATAGATTGTATTGTTGCCTTCTAAAGACGAAATTTTAGCCCAATATTCCGACTCTTGGCCTTGACTATCAAGTTTGTATAACCAGACGTCATCATTATTAATATTAATTGCATCAATATCAACAATTTCGTTCGTGCTAGGCTGGTCAATGGTAAATGTGCCTTGATTTAAAATGCCCTGACGGAAATGTATAAAGAATCCAGTATTAGTGCTACCGTTTCCTTTTCCGTCATTTCGGTAGATAAATGCCAGTCTATTTCCTACAGCAGGTGGTTCTTCATACAAATAAGTCTGATCCTTAAATGTTGTTGATACGATTTCAAAAGGTAAATTCCTGCCGTCTACTGATTTGTTAAATCCATAAACAGGAACATCAAGATTGCTGGCTTGAAAACGATATTGTTCTGTAGGAATACCGTAAATTTCATTTTTATCGTCTGGATTACCAAATTGACGATTAACTGGCAATGCTGCATTAATTACTTTAATAAATTGATCGTACCAATTGGCATTTGAAGGATCGTTCCACGATACTGTCTGTCCTGAAAGATTTCTTCCGTTAGAATCGTATATAATTTGCGTGGTAGAAACTGTAGTAAACTTTAATAATCCGCTAGCTGCAATATTTCGCTTGGCATTATAGCTTAATAGACGGGCAAGACGTATAATACTTTCTCTACGTTCAGATAACTCTAAAAAGTTATCTCTAGCATTCATGTCAATACGGAATGCAATACTTTGTCCAAGGAATGCGATAAGATCAATTAGAGCAAGATATTCGCTAGATTCAATATAATCGTTAAAATCTTCAGGATAATTTTCACGGATATACTGAACCATTACCCTACGTAGGTTCTCAAAGTCGTAGCTTTGAAAGTCTGCATTGCGGAAACTTTGGTAGATACGTTTCCAATCTTCCGCTACTAGTAATCTATTTTGTCTATCAGTTGTTGACATACGCCTTCCCAATTATTGAGTATTTAGCGTATATTATTATGTGTGTAGTTAATTATTAAGCAATTAAACCGTTATCTTGATCGAATTTAAACTGTATTGACTCTTGTATGTTGTAAGGAAAATAGACTAAGGTACACTCAACTTGTAAACCTGTTTCGTAAGGTGTTACTATAATTTTTTCTGCACGTACTCTGGGATCATAGTTAATAACTGTTTCTACATCTTTTGTAATCATTTCTACCATTTCATTTGTTAACGGTTCAAAGATAACGTCCCAAATAATAGTTCCAAATGTAGGTTGCTCTAATCTTTCACCCAATCGTATGTGAAAATGATTTATAATATCCTGTTTGATTAAGAATAAATCATACAGCGCAAAGCTCTCAGTAGCCGTAGATACTGTGCTAAAACCTTTGTAAGTCTTAGATCCTGTAATAACTTGCTGTTGAATAGAACCTCTTAATGTGATTCTATCATATAGTTGAGAACTTGTTGCCATACTTTATTTAACCTTGTTGAGACGGGCCAACTTTAGAGAACGTATCAGTTGATGTAGAATATGTTCTCCAAGCGCCTGCTGGTTCTTTCATATCTAATGTAAAATCGCCTTGTGCGTTTAATTCTTCGCCGTCTGTAGACTCGTACCTACCTTCTTTATCTCTATCAAGTTTATCTGGCTTATAGTTTAACGGATCTAAATTTTCATGATGCGGGTAAGGTTCTGGAGTAGGCATTCTACGTACTATCGCTTCTGTACTAATTAAAGATTGCCATTCATCTTGACTGGTTAAATCTACTATTGTATGCAACTTTAATCTCTGTGGTAAGCCTGCTTCAGCAGCATCAGGGCCGCCAGCGGCAGCGGCAGCCGGTTGTGCTGGGTTGCCACTACTGTTCATATGAATCTGACTAGCAGTTTCCAAATGATTTCCTGTAGTTTTGATATGATGCGTTCCGCCAGTTGTAACCTTCCTATCTCCAGTAACTGTGTGATCAAATGTGCCGTTGTGTGTTATCTTAATGTTTCCATTGATAATAACATCTGTATTTCCACCAGTAGTAGTTTTTACAGTTCCGCTTTGTGTAACAAAATTTTCAATTACACTGTTATAAACAGTGTGTAAGAAATCTTTTTCGTACAATTTATCTACTTGCAACTTTACATGATGTTTGTAATTTTGTTCGTAAGTTTTATCTACATCTTGTTTGATTTGTATTTTTTGATTGCCGTCTACAATTAAAATTTGATCGCCTATAACATGGGTGTGCTTTTCACCTTTAACTTTTGTATTAAAGTTTCTACCTGCTTCCATGTTGATATCGCGGTCTGCATAAAAATTAAAGTCTTGCTTGGTCCTAAAACTGATGCTGTCTTCTGCATAGACTTCCATCTTACCGTCACTGGTTAATTCAATCCATGCTGTGCCGCGGCTGTTACTAATATAAATCAAATCTTCACTATTATGCATTAAAATTTGATGCCCTGTACGTGTACGCAGTCTAATCAGTTCATTGTGCAAGATATCTTTTATACCTGACTCACCTTGTTCAACTGCACCGTATTCTGGCGGACCTTCGTGTGCTTTAGTTTTACGCAGAAACTTGTCGTCACCGTCATCCATGACAAAACTTGAGCCGCCTAATCGACTAACATAAGCATTAGGAATCTTATGTTCGTGTTTTCCTACTTTTCCTTGTTTGCCTGTTTTATCTACCGGGCCCGGAGTACTGATGCCAAATACCATGCTAGGTACTTCTCGACGAGCACTTGAGGTTGTAATACCTCTAATGTCGTCTTTTAACAATCCTTGTGCTTCTAACTTCTTAGCACTTGGATGTTCAGGTTTTAATTTTTTAGTAGTGTCAGATTGCGTTTCACTGTGTATAATTTTATTATATTCAGTAACTGGTACTCTAGTTTTTTCAGTATCAGTTTCTCTACTACTGTCAACAACATACTGTGTAGCAGCATATCCCGGCAGGCTAAAATTTATATCTTCGTTTTGTACACAACCAAACCAAAAACCTTTTCTAGTGTCGCCGCCAATGAAAATACAAGCAACAATTTGCCCTACATCTGGCGGAACAAACCACATGCCGTAGGACTTCTGTGTATTATTATGAGTATCTGGATCTTCACTTACATAATCAATACTAGTAGATCCGTAGAAAGGATTAAGATACTTTACAGTCCTTAATTGTCCTTCACGATCCTCGTCATTACCTGATTCAAGTAAGAGTTGTACTTCAAGTGTTCCCATATAACTAGGATCAAGATGACTAACAACTTTTGCAAGAAACGGTCCTGCGTCGGGTGTAGTGGCGTTTGCGCCTTTTCTAAAATTTTCTGCCATAGTTTATTTGATTTAAGGATCTGGTGGTTGATCCGGCATAGGATTCTTATCAGGATAGTTACCAGATGACGGGGTGGATACAGCTGACGGTTGTCCTGGAATTCTATACAATGTTATTCGTTGGGTAAATTTACCTCTGTTAAATGTGCTTTCAACTTCTTGGACCCTGTACTTACCTGTAAACTCTCTTACAATTTTTCCACCAGCAAAGTCATAAAATCCAGTGTCAGTATTAGCATCTTCTGGAGTTCTAAAAGTTACTTTTACAATAATCTGCCCTTCTTGCCAGTTCATTGAACCTTCTGAATTGATAGGACCGCTTCCTGGAATTGTAAAGTTGCCCATACCACTATTTCCTATGAAGTACGGGTCTCCTAGTATAGTTAAATCAAGCTTCATTAAGTCGTTACCATTAGTGGCCAAATCGTGAAACTGTCTAGCTGCTTGAGTCGCATAGTCGTCAGGTACGCCAGCGCCGCCAAATTTAGCTGTTGAAGTTCCTGTTTTATCTCTACGAACTACTTCTGCACCAGTTCCGCCCGATGGTTGCTCTGATGGCGGGGATCCACCAGCTGGAGGTGGTACAGCATTTCCAGTAGCAGGAGATAGCACAGTAGTTTCAGAATTCCTGCCGCCGTCAGCATTAAATGCTCTATAAAAATCAGTATTATAGTTAATCTGAAAATCTAATATATCGTAATTTTTACCAGTGTAGATATAATTAAATTCTCTAGCAACAGGAGGATCATCTGGGGCTTTAGATTTTGTGTTTGGAGGCAAAAAGATTGTTGCGTCTACTTCGTAAGGCACAACTCTAAAAATTACTTTCTTAGCTTTTTCTCCGGTTTTTGGATCTTCGTCGGATATATTATGAAAATGCGTTTCAATACGCCACCAAATAACTTTACCCTGTGCGGTTTGATTAGCTTCTTCTAACGCCTTTCTACCATAGTCACTTGTTAAAATAACCTGATTAATAATATCTTGAACTGTAGATCCTTGAGCAAATTTAAAATCAGCATTTCTTGTATTAATTTTTATTTCGCCTCGAGTATAAACTCCTGAAGCTGGATCATAAGTTGCGCCATCTTTAGCAAATTGACTATCTGCTTTATTGTACTGATTTAACCCTAATTCTGATTCTCCAATTAAATTGCCGTCACTGTTGCTAGTGTACGGTGCTGGAGGAAATACTATATCAATTTCATGTGCATAAGTGACATTCTTTTTTCTGTCTTTGTCATCTTTAAGTTTATCATTAATAATTTTCTTTAAGCTCTTAGCAGAATCTTTCAATAGTGCCTTAACTGTTTTTGGGCCGCCATCGTCGCAACTAAAACTAGCATCTGTTTTTATTTCTGCAAAACTAGTTGACATGCCACCTTCATTCCAAGGAGATGCAGCAATTTCATATTCAGAACCTTTTGCAGTAACTTTCATTGCAACATCTCGTATCTTTATATGAATAGCTTTATTAGTATTAGGTATAGTTTGAGATAGACTGTCTGCGTCAAAGTGTCCTGTAAACTCAATCTTTAACATGTATGACGCAGCGGCATAATTTTTGTTGCCTGCTTGTAGTGCCGCTGTTTGTAAACTTTCCCAAAATTTACCCATACTGTAGGGCTCAATTACTTTAAAAGTAATATCATGTACATTAGAATTTCCAGCTTGTTGATCTAATCCAACAGTTCCGCTTAGTCGTACATTGTCAATAAATGTAGTTGCACCAACTACAGGTTGACTGTGTTTTTCGCTAATGATACAGATTGATCCGCCTCTATCTCCGCCATTTACTTCACCGTCAGTTAATGCCCATAAAGAAAATAGATAGTTATATGATGCGTAGGCATGTAAGGGGTTAGACATGGCACTACCAGTAAATCCTGCCATACCTATACCAGAGCCGCTGCCGCCAAACAAATTAGCAATATTATTAACTGCACTTGTAATTGCTCCAACGGCTGCACCTGCTGCGGCAACTGCTCCTACGGCACCCATAATTTTTCCAGCAGCATTTGTTAAGCCTGCATTGCCTGTTAGTGCTCCTAGAGCACCTACTGCGGCTGCGGCAGATCCTGCTCCGGCAACTACTCCTGGAATTGAACCAACTATTCCAGTGCCAACATTAGTTAACCCGTTAACCGCAGAATTACGTATATCGGCAGCTGAACGACCAATTGAACTTAATCCAGCGGCAGTCTGTTGAACTCCACTTACTACTCTTGAAGTAGTGGCGGCTGCTGTAGTTGCGGCATTTAATAACCCCATTTTATAATCCTAATACTTTCATTAACCTATCGCCTTTAGGAATATAAATCTGTGTACCTGGTATAAAATCGTAGATAGGATCTTGTAGTACATCAAGATTTCTCTGCATAAACACCCACCATAATTTAGAATTTTTATACAAGTCAAATGCTAGTAAATCTGGACGGTGATTATATTGTGACTCAATAGTATAAAGAAAATCGTCAGGCTCTGCAGGCACAGGGCGAATCTTTAAAAAGTCTAGATAGCCTTCTTTTATAGAAGTTTCTTTCCAAAGACTTGTAGGTTTATATGTTGCTGTTGTCATTATACGAATCCTGCACTTCCGCCATTAATAAAAGATTGTAAATTAAATGTTTTGATTTTTTCTCTACTATAGATAGGTTGTAAACTTACACTAAAGTTACTCTTAATAGGTACATGACTTGATCCTGTACTAATGTAATCTACGCCACTTGGTAAATCAACACTATAAGATTTAATAATTACTGGGATGTCTTTAAAAACATAATTACCGTAAGCATTAAATTTTAAAATAATAGGCGGATTGCCGTCTGAAAACATTTTAGTGGTAGCTCTTAAAAAATTAACTGCTTTGATCCAAACATCTGCTTGCATTGCATCTTCAACATAAAATGGTGCTGAAATTGATATACTTTCAGCTTTGCTATTTTGATAAGAGAAAAAACTGTAATTCTGGTGTGTAATTGGTTGCTCGTCATAAGTAGCACCACCCTGAATTTGAATTGTTGGAGTATAGGGGAATACTAGTTCACCTAGGGGGCAAGTTAATCTTGCTCTCCAGTCGCCACTACCGCCACCTCCACCAAATATACTAGCGATTGCGCCCAAAGCTCCGGCGGCTTGGCCGATAGCTCCGTTAAATAGTGCTGCTCCGGCTGCAAACTTAGCAACTGGATTTCCGCCCGGGGGAAGACTAATACTTCTTAACGCACTAACAGACGCAACTGCACCTTGTGCAGAATTAATTGCACCTGAAATTCTTCCTGCGGTACCGGCGATCGTACCTAATGTACCCATGGCTTGTGTACCAATTGAACCTATTGTTGATGAGGCTTGGCCTACTGCTCCGGAAAAACTATCAAATGGACCTGGCATTATTTGGACTCCTTTGTCATACTATTTAGTTGACAAAATTAAGTACATAGTTTATAATTATAGGAACTTGGACTATTATGACAAAAGTTAATTACTTAAACAACAAAGATTTACTAGAAGAAATACACAAAAGCAAAAATACATTCTGCTCATTTACGCAACCAGAGTATCATCGTTATGATTTGATATTGCCAAGTGTAGATAAAATTAATATTCGAACTATTGCTGAAGCTAAACGAGCGCAGGCAAAACGACAAAGCCAAGAAGCATATGTTGCCCGTAAGGCAGCTGGTGAAAAAGTTAAACAGGCAGATTGCGAAGTAGATTATAAAAAGATTCAAAAGACTGATGTTGTGTTTCGCATTATGACGTTTGATCATATTCCCCTGAACAATACCCGTAAAAAGAATCCTAAGACACTTGCTGACCATAGAGATAAAGTTAACTTTCCTCCGTTTCAACACTGGAAGTTTGATGATAAAGACATACTAGTGTGTGTTGGAAAAAGTCATTGGAAGGGTGATTTAGAAAAAGGCAAGTTTAATAAAGATCACGGGCAAATCACCAATACGCTAGCCCGCATGTATATTAAACTATGCGAACGCTATGCTACCCGTGGTAATGTTCGTGGCTACACTTACAACGATGAGATGCGTGGGCAGGCTATTCTACAGCTAACACAGATTGGCCTACAATTTGACGAATCAAAGTCAGATAATCCATTTGCTTATTTTACTGCCGCAGTTACTAACAGCTTTGTTAGGATTATTAACTTAGAAAAACGTAATCAAAACATCCGTGATGACTTGTTAGAAATTAATGGCATGAACCCGAGCTATTCTAGAACTGGTTCTGGAGAACATGCTGCCGCTGTTAAGCGTTTCGACGAAACAACTGATTGACCTGTAGCCTTAAAACAACTATAATAGTGCAACGGAGATACTATATTGAGTAACCTTTTTAAACGAGTAGCCTGCTTTACTGACATTCATTTTGGATTGAAGTCAAATAGTCAAGTACACAACCAAGACTGCGAAGATTTTGTAGATTGGTATATTGCTAAAGCCAAGGAGCAAGGATGTGACACAGGTATTTTTATGGGCGATTGGCATCACAACCGCAATAGTCTTAACATTACTACTATGGACTACTCACTTCGAGCACTGGAGAAACTTGGACAGGCTTTTGATCAGTTTTTCTTTTTTCCAGGTAATCACGATCTTTATTATAAGGATAAGCGTGATATTCATTCAGTAGAGTTTGGCAAGTATATTCCTGGAATTACTGTAGTTCACGAACCCACTACTATTGGCGACGTTACCTTATGTCCGTGGCTTGTAGGAGACGAATGGCGATCAGTAGGCAAAAAAGGCGGAAAATATATCTTTGGTCACTTTGAATTGCCTAGCTTTTTCATGAACGCAATGATACAGATGCCAGATCACGGTGAAATTAATCTCGACAGCTTTAAAGGTTACGAAATGGGATTTAGTGGACACTTTCACAAGCGTCAGAGACAGCGTAATATGATCTATATTGGAAATGCATTTCCGCATAACTATGCAGATAATTGGGATGACGATCGTGGCATGATGATCTTAGAGTGGGACGGTGAGCCTGAATATCATACTTGGCCTATGCAGCCTACATTCCGCACAGTTAAATTAAGCGAACTAATTGACAATGCCGATACTATTATTAAACCTAATCAGCATCTACGTGTCAGTCTCGATATTGATATTAGTTATGAAGAAGCTAGCTTTATTAAAGAGAAGTTTATGGCAGACTATACCATACGTGAACTTACGCTAATTCCAGAAAAGAAAGAAATTGAAATCAACACAGACATTGACATTCAAGCGTTTGAAAGTGTAGATCAAATTGTCAGCAATCAATTGATTAATATTGAAAGTGATACATTTGACAAAAAAGTACTGTTGGAGATTTATAACAGCTTATGATAAAAATTAAAGATTTAACAGTAAAAAACTTTATGAGTGTGGGCAATCAAACTCAGGCAGTAGATTTTGGTCGAGAGCAATTAACCCTTGTGTTAGGTGAAAACTTAGATCAAGGCGGGGATGACAGCGGCTCGAGAAACGGAACTGGTAAAACTACCATTGTTAATGCACTAAGTTTTGCATTATTCGGCACTGCACTAACTAACATTAAAAAAGACAATCTGATTAATAAGATAAACAACAGGAACATGTTAGTTACCTTAACGTTTGAAAAAGACGGTAACAAATATAAGATCGAGCGTGGGCGTAAACCTACAATCATGAAGTTCTATGTTAACAATCAAGAGCAGAGTGCAGAGTCTACTGATGATAGTCAGGGTGACATGCGTGAAACGCAAAAGGATATTGACGAGTTGTTAGGAATGAGTCACGATATGTTTAAACACATTGTAGCTCTTAACACCTATACAGAACCGTTTCTCAGCTTGAAAGCTAATGAGCAACGTGAGATCATTGAGCAGTTGTTGGGCATTACTCTGTTATCAGAGAAAGCAGACACGCTTAAAGAACAGATTAGACAGACTAAAGAAAATATCTTTCAAGAAACAGCAGATATTGAAGCTGCTAAAAAGTCTAACGAAAAAATACAAGTAAGTATTACTGGTTTAGAAACTAGGCAATCAGCCTGGTATGCTCAACAGAAGACAGACTGTGCAAAAATTGAACAGAGCATTGCAGAACTGCAAAGTGTTGATATTGAAAAAGAGCTTGTGCAACATGCTAAGTTAAAACAATATGACGAACATGCGGCTAAGATTAAAAGCCTTAACAAAGAAAAGGCCACACTAGAAACTGCTGTTATACAAGCTGACAAGACTGTAGCAAAATATACTAAAGAAGTAGAGCAGTTAAAAAATAAAACTTGTCCTGCGTGTGAGCAAGGGTTACATAGCCACAAGCACGAAGAAATGACTACCGGTGCTGAAAAGAACTTAGCAGATGCTGTTGCATATTTAGAAAGTATTAGTGATAGCTATGCAACTGTGCTTCAAGAGTTAGAGACTATAGGTGATATCAACGGCAGACCGCAGACTTACTACGACACTGTCGAAGAAGCATTAAAGCATCAAAACAATCTAACAAGTCTAGAAGAAGCATTGACTAGGAGACATACAGAAACTGATCCTTATCAAGAACAAATTGATGATCTTAAGCATACTGCTATGCAAGATATCTCATGGGATAATGTTAATTTGTTGAATAGTATGAAGGATCATCAAGAGTTCTTGTTAAAATTACTAACAAACAAAGATAGTTTTATCCGTAAAAAGATCATAGATCAGAACCTTGCCTATTTGAATAACAGGCTTACGTACTATCTTGACAAGATGGGATTACCGCATCAAGTTAGTTTCTTAAACGACTTAAACGTTGAGATTACACAGTTAGGACAGGATCTAGATTTTGATAACTTGTCTCGTGGCGAACGCAATCGTTTAATCTTAGGATTAAGCTGGGCGTTCCGTGATGTGTGGGAAAGTCTGTATCAAAGCATTAACTTATTGTTTGTTGACGAGCTTATCGACAACGGATTAGATGCAAACGGTGTAGAAAATGCGTTAGGTGTACTTAAGAAGATGGCACGTGAACGTAAGAAGAACATTTTCTTAATCTCACACAAAGATGAATTGATTGGTCGTGTTAATAATGTACTTAAAGTTGTTAAGGAAAACGGCTTTACCAGCTATGCAAACGATATTGAGGTTACAGAATAAATGAGCGAGAGTCTGCATGATCAGTTAATGAAAGAGTTTCGAAAGTATTTTGAAAATTATCAAGACTGGGCTATGAATCAGACTCACGCAGCAGGCATGAGAACTAGGGCAAACTTATTAGAAATTAGACGACTTTCTAGAGAACTTAGAATAGATATTCTAGAAACTCGCAGAACGTTTCCAAAAATTAAATCACCAAAATATAGAGAAGCAAAGTTAAAAGAACAGCTCGCTCAAAAACAACAGGCACAAGGCGACAGCGGCACTAACTAAGTGCATGTCATGGTATTATCAAGGAACTTTAATCGAAGCTTTACCCGAAGAGTGTATTGGCTTTGTTTATTGCATCACTAATAACATAACTGGTCGCAAATATATAGGCAAGAAATTAGCAAAATTCTCTAAAACAACTTATA